CTACCTGCCCATAGCATCATTCACGGCGGCCTCTGCATCCTCTTTTTCCATTAAAATATGATTGTATACGTTTAATACCATTGCCTCTGTGTCACCCATGAGCTGTGCAATTTTCTTGATAGAGATTTTCGGAATCTGGTAGCAGAGGTTCGTACAGAAGTTATGCCTGAACACGTGGGAAGTAAGTCCTGTAATCTGTTCCTTTGAAACTTCCTGCATCCGTTTCAATATTCTGGCCCACATTTTATCGTAGCTACTCTTAGATAACGGTTTCCCGTTACGCATTGTGAAAAGATAGGTTTTTCCGTTCGACTTTAATTTTTGTATGTATCGCTCCACATCCGGGAATACAGAGATCGGAATTGGAACAGTCCTATAACCGTTTCCAGATTTCGGCGCTTTCTCCTTTGGCTCTCCGTAGACAAGTGAATGAGCGTTTGTGACAGATACAGTCCTTTGCTTTAGATTTATATCAAAAATGGTTAACGCCAGGGCCTCCTCACGGCGCAATCCGCAGCCGTAGACGATGTAGACATATATTTTATCCTGCTCTTTGAAATCGGCGTTAAAAACGGCTTCACGTTCGTTCTCCGTCAATGGACGCTTTTCCTTTGGCTTGTATTTTACCGGTTCTATATTCTTAAACAGATCTTCGTAGACATTTGCTGAATACAAGCGGTCTGCAACCGCAGACTTTAATACCTGTTTAAAGACCATGTATATCTGTTGTTGCGTCCGTGATTTTCCTTCTGCATTGTTTAGAAGCATCTGCAAGTGTATCCGGTCTATGTCCTGCAGCCGTATTGTTTCCAGAGCAGAGAAGTGCTTTTCTATGATGTTCGCATACATTTCCTTTGTAGCATCTTCCCGTTGGCCCTTGTACACATCCTTCCACATCCGGGCATATTCTAGAAATGTTGTATCCGTAGTCTTTACAGATTTTCTTTTCTTTACATTGTCTTCAAATTCCTTTACTTTCCGTTCCAGATCCTTGCTACTCTTTTTAGATCGCAAGTGCTTTTGATGTTTCTTTCCGGCGGCGGTATACGTCCCATCCCACACATTCGTACTGAAATATCCATCCTTGCCCCGCTTGTATTTTGCTGTTGCCATTTTATCATCCTCCTAAAAAATCGTACAAAAATAACAGCCCACAAAAACGTATGTTCTTCTTGTGACAGCTGCCCGAAGATGATACAATATATTTGAGTTATGCGTATCTCTTCGGAGTTATGTAGTTTTTGCCGCCTGGTTGCCGCCGGGCGGTTTTTTATGCTATTTAAGCTTTAACTCAAGTTCAACCTTATTTCCTGCATTTTCAAAATTTTCGTCCGATGGAGCGTCAACAAATAACTTAATTTTATTAATATTATCTGCCTTAGATTTTTTTAAGATGTAGATGTTTGTGCCATCATGTTTAACTTTTCCTAAAAATTCACCATCTATATTTTCACTCAACATAACGTCAGGTTCGACTTGTTCTTTAGTATCTGTTGTGATTGTTGCCTGGCCTAAATAAAAATTAATAGTTTTGTCACTTGTATTCTCGGCAGACACATTAAGTGCTATTAACGCAATTTCTTTGTCCTTGTCTATTTCTAATGCTTTTGCCATTTCATCGTTGGTAGCAGTGAATTTAGAAACCTGGATGCCGTCAATGGAATATTTTATAGGACCGGTTTTCCCTTTCATATTCAGCTTCTTATCTGTCATTACGGGAACTTTTTTCATTCCATTCTCTTCTACAATTTCACCCGTTTTACTATCGTCTGTTTCTGTGCTTTTTTCAGCTGTTTTTTCCACCTCTTTTTTTGATTCAACTTTTTTTCCATTATCGTTGCCACAACCTGATAAAAAAACAGCCGTTAAAACAACTAAACAACCTAATAATACTCTTTTTCTCATAATTGTTCTCCTTATATGTGAAATTTAAAGTTACATCCCTCTATAATTAAGTGTATTTTGATAACTTTAAAAAGTAGGACACAATTCGTCAGAAATTTCAAAAACGTAATGTGCGCATTTCTCGATTTTGTCAACATCCGTTTTTTCAAAATCCCTTTCCATTATGTGTCTTATAGCATGTAGGAATTGTTTCCTTTGTTCAATAGAATTTAAAGAAGAGTCAATAAAAATTGTATATGTTCCGTCTTCATTTTCGGTAACTGATTCGTGTACTTTCCCAGACGGAAATTGCACAAGTCTAATCTGGTAATCAATCAAGGTCACCACGTTCCTTTCTTTTTAGCGCGAGTAACATTGCATGTACAGCCTTTAAGTCTTCTGGTTCAGCATCTCTTGCAGCATTAAATAAAAGCCTAAGCTCTTTGTCTTCAAATATATCCTGCGCTATTTCTCTTGTCTCATCGTTTATATAATATGGTTCTCTTTTTTCGCTATTTTCTTCGCCATAAAAATATGATAGCGGGACATCGAAATAATCAGCGATTTTCTGTAACTTGTTTGGTTTTGGTTGGCTAACCCCCTTTTTCCATTGCGTCAATGTAGATGTAGATACTCCGGTTTCCTTTGAAACTCTATATGCCGTAACTCCTTTGGCATCTAATAACTTTTGAAACAATTCATACATGACTGCACCTCAAAATAATTAAAAAATATTAGCTATTTTTATTGACACACTTATAAAGCTATGATAAGATACAAACATAGCTAATAAATATTAGTTATATGACAATAAAGCTAAGATTAAAAAGTGACTTATAAAAATAATTATCGTGTATTTATTATATAAGAAAGCTTAGCTAATGTCAATAAATTATATCTAATTTTTATGGAAGGAGGTAACACTTTGACAGAATCATACAATCATCTTGAAACAGTTTTAAGAGAACGCAATATTACGCCATACAGACTTTCTAAAGAGACTGGAGTATCAACAGCAACACTCTCAAACTGGAAATTTGGAAGATACACTCCAAAGATAGATAAAATTAAAAGAATAGCTGATTTTTTAGATATTCCAATCGAATATTTCCTTGAAGAAGAAACAACAAATAAATGAATAAATGTTAAAAATGTCTGGAGGTAATAACCATGGAGTATCCAAGCAAAATGATGCGAAAAAAAGAGCTTTTAAAAATGGGATTCCCGGAGGAGCTTTTGGATAGAGCTTACCGGGAAAAGGGTCAGACATTCGCATACAAAATAAGCCCGATGAAGAAAAATAGCCCCATTATGTTCGATACAATAGGATTCGAGCGGTGGCGGCTGAAACAAATAGCAATAGAAAACAGGGCAATGCAGAGAGGGGGCGTCATGTGAACTTAGAACAGAGGATGTCACAAGGCTTATATGCGGCAGGCTGCTTTTTGTCCCTGAGTGGTCATGGAATACTGGCGGTGTGTTGCTGGGCAGCAGGAGCAGCATGGAAGAAAGGAATCTGAAATGCAACAGCAAATTAAAAATGCCCCTTCGGAGCGGCAACTCCAACGGGGGCAAGAAACAATAAAAAATATGTCTATGTGCATTATAGCACACACGGAGGATTTTTAAAATGGTGAAAGATAAATATTTATACCTTTGCAAACTCTGCATGGATGTGCAGAGAGGGGAAGACGGGACAATAGAAAGACGACAGAGAGGAGAAAAATCTGGAGCTACAGTATTTTTTCGATTTTCAGGCCATGTGGCGATGTTAGAAATTGAAGTCTTTTTGAATGGGTGGAGTTCTTTTGCTAGTCCGACATTTGCTTATGATTTTCGCCTTGACGAAGAGCTGGATAATGAGGAGTTTACGAAATGTCGTGATCTATTGCTATCTTTATTAAAGGAGAATAAGAATGGGATTTTATGAAAAAGACGGGAGGCGGATTCCTGAGGAGCAGGCGTTTGAGTATGCGCTTGAAGAGGTCCAAAACGGGGGCGTATTAATGGAAGATGCTTTCCTGGACTGGTTTTTCCGTTGGGAACAGGGATGGCATCATTACCCGGACGGGGATGAGATGGAAAGCGTAGACGAGATCACACAGCAACACATACAGTCAGAGACAAATTTTCTAAGGAGGTACAGCAGATGCTAAAAAGTTATGACGAACTTAGGAAGGTAGATGTGGCTCCATATTGTGAGGAAAGAGACGGATTTTTATATTTGAATTGGGCTAGGTGCATTACGCTTTTGCATGAATATGGTGCAGAAAAAGCATATTGGGAAGTGATTGAAAATGAAAAGACCGGAAACAGCCTGAGGCCCACGGAAGAAGTCTTTACAGATAAAAGTGGAGTAAGCAACCGGTGTTATGAGACAAAGATCAAAGTAGTTATTGACGATAGCGTGTATTATATGCAGACCCCTGTTTTAAATGGGAAAAATCCTGTGAAAGACAATTCTATGAATCAACTTCGTACGTGGAATAGCATGTGCAGGGCTTTTGTAAAATGTGTTGCGATCAATACGGGATTAGGATTTGATCTGTGGCTGAAAGAGGAAACTGGTCCGTTTGCATCTTACATACCAGAACAGAAAGGGATAAAAGCCAGTGAAGCGCAGATAAAGGCAATAAAATCAATAGGAAAGAAGCATAGGCTTGATCTGGACAAATGGATTACGAACAACAATAAAACATGGGATTCATTGACCGATGTTGATGCTGGAAATATGCTCAACACCCTGAAAGAAAAGTATGGCGATGAATAGTGAATGAAGTAATTGAGATAAAAGGCATAAGGCAGAGCGAAGACGGAACGGAAATGCTTGTTTTAGCCCCGGGAAAGAACCTCTTTGATACGATCTTAGACAAACGCATTAAAGTGGCTGAAATGAGGCTTGACGATGGCAGGACCATATCTGTTATGCAGAGGAAAAAGGCTTATGCAACGATCCGTGACATGGCAGAGTGGACCGGGTATTCCCCGGAGGACATGAAAGAATTTATGAAGTATGAATTTATAATCCGTACCGGAGAAGATCATTTTTCTTTGTCTAACTGCTCTGTCGATCTGGCCCGTGAGTTCATATCCACGCTCATAGAATTTTCTCTTGAGCATGGGATACAACTTTCTGATCTGGCAATAAACCGGACGGACGACATAGGCAGGTATCTCTACTACTGCATAAAACATAAGAAGTGTGCTGTCTGTGGCAGGCCGGGAGAGATCCACCATGTCGATGCCATCGGCATGGGGAATGACCGGCGGCGGGTGGATGATAGAGAATACCAGAAGATCTGCCTTTGCCGGGAGCACCACACAGAGGTGCATAAAATCGGACTAAATGACTTTGAGAAGAAACACAAAGTATATGGAATCGTAGTAAAGGAGTTATAAATGGCGTGGAAAGGATACAGCAAGTACAGAAATAAGAAGACGGAGCTTGACGGGATCACCTTTGACAGTAAGAGAGAGGCGGAAAGATATGCAGAATTGAAACTTCTCGAAAGGGCAGGAGAGATCTCACATCTGCAACTGCAACCGGAGGTAATCCTCCAGGACAAATTTGTGCATGACGGAAAAACCATCCGGGCAATTAAGTATAAAGCGGATTTTGCCTACTTTGATAAAGCATCTGGTAAAGCGGTCCTTGAGGATGTAAAGGGAATGGAGACTGATGTTTTCAAATTAAAGAAGAAATTGTTCCTCAAAAAATATGGAGACGCTTATAAATTTAAAATAACGAGATGATCTGATGAGACTGGAAGGGGGCTATATCATTCTGTCTAAGAAGATCCTTGACAGTGAGATATACCGGAAACCACCGCTATATCTAAAAGTTTGGATTTACATATTGTCAAAGGCAAACTTTACAGACGGTAAAAAACTGAAACGGGGCCAAGTGTTTCTCTCTATACCAGAGCTTCAGGAGGCATGTTCTTACTATGTCGGGTACCGGAAAGAAACCCCTACAAAGAAACAGATCTCAGGAGTTTTGGACTGGCTACGAAATCCCGGCGAAGGTGTAGATGAGGGTAACACGAACGGCCCTATGATAGAGACAACGAAGGTGACACGTGGAATGGTCGTAACCATACGTAATTACGACATTTATCAGGATTTTAGAAATTACGAAGGTACTGACGTAGGTCACAACGAAAAGTCTGCGAAGGTCGAACGAAGATCGAGCGGAGGGGACACTATAACAAAAGGAAGTATAAAAAAAGATAAAAAAGAAAATGTAAAACACGTGTACGGCGCATATAAGCATGTCCGATTGAAAGATAGTGAAAGACAAGAATTAGCCTCCCAATACGGGGAAGAGATGGCACAGAAGACCATCACATTCCTTGACGAATATATCGAGATGAAGGGATATAAGGCTAAAAGCCATTATCTTTGTATTCGGAAGTGGGTTGTTGATGCCGTAAAAGAACGGGAACGTAAGACAAAACTAGAGCCAAAGAAAACAAACCAGTTCCATAATTTTGAGGAACGAGAGTATGACTATGACGAGTTGGAAAAACAGCTTTTTGAGAAGCAGTTGGGAGGATAGCATGGAGCAGATTAGCTTTTTCGGAGACATCGGCTGTAAGGAGCCGGAGCCGCCGAAGGAGAAAAGGAAACGGAAGATTCCAGAAGACCTGCCGGACAGCGCAAAGAAATATTATGCGGAGAGGACAGCAAAGGAATGCCGCAGGGAGGCTTTAAGCGCCGGAGACAAAAGAAACATGGAGAACAGGATCTATGCATGGCTAAAAGAGCAGGGACGGGATCTAACAGCCCATCAGATCGCCATTGGCATGTGTCTGTCAGGGATACATTACAGCAAGGAGAGGCAGTCCGTTGCCCCTAGACTAAAGGGCCTAGAAGAGCGAGGATTGGTCGAGAAGACCGGGAGGCGGGTCTTTGACCGGGAAACCGGGGCCAGTGCCGGAACGTACAGGGTGGTGATTGAAGATGATTAAAGTCATTTGCAGTAAGCAGGAAAAAGAGCAGTTGGACCCTCTTATCAGGTTTGCGATGTTTTGTGTGACAGGGGCCGATTGCATATTCAAGAAAGAGATTGCCAATTTCGATGTTGGAAAAATAAAGTGGTTTGTGGAGGACAACAATGAATAGAAGCAGATTTACTGATAGCTTAAAGGAGCAGGTTGCAAAAGACCGACGAGAGCGTGGCATGACCGGGAAAGAGGTTGCGGAGAAATACGGTATCGCAGAGAGTACTGTATATACCTGGACAACTCAGTATTACGAAAGCGGTCGGGACAGCAAGGGAAGGTTTAAACCAAAAACATACCCAGAGGAAATAAAACAGAGGTCTGTAATAGATTACATCCTTGGCAAAGATAAGAAGCAGATCATGCAGGAGTATGGTATTACTGCGAAATATCTGGACAGGTGGATCGAAGAATACTGGGAGGAGCGGGAAAAAGAAAGGCAGATAGAGGATAGAAGCAAAAGAGAGAGAAGCATTTTCAAGGAAAGAAAAAGGACGGTGAACGGGAAAAAGCTTAGAATTGTATATCCGTCGTCTTCCGCAGCATATGTCACATGGGCAAAGTGAAGGAGGGAAAATTGAAAAAACTACAAATTGATATTGACGAAACAATGTGTTGTTGTAATTCGTGCCTGGCACAGAATTATGACGGTGAAGGTCTCGGTAAAAGAACGGATACAATTTACAAAATTTTAGCGGGGCAGACAGCGATACATTTATGTCCGGATTGCCTGCGAGAATTAAAGAAGTCAATAAACGAACTGTTATAGGTATTTACTCAGTAGAGTTTATATATCACACGTAACAAGAAAACATTTAGGCATCCTGTTTTACAGCCCGCTTTTGCGGGCAGGAAGGAGGGCAATATGATAAACGCCGAGGCTATAAAGCAAATGATAGACGATATGGACGAATACGGCATGATTACCGATTATATAGCCTGTCCATATACATATAACCCTGATTGCAAATATGACGGTAGTAATAATCATGATTGCTGTAATGATTGCAAAATGGAGTGGCTACATAAAGAGTGGGAAAATTAGAATTTAGGAGGAAGGACATGAACATTGTATCATTTGGTGGAGGAACGAATAGTACTGCAATGATTATTGGTATGTATAGAAGGAAAATTCCTATTGACCTGATCTTGTTTTCAGATACAGGAGGAGAACATCCACATACATATAAGCATGTAAGTAGATTTAATGAGTGGCTTAAAATCCATGGATTACCGCAAATTACAGTTGTGAGAAATGTAGATAAAGAAGGGAATGTGTTTACATTAGAAGAAGAGTGCTTAAAATCCCATTCTCTTCCTAGCATAGCATATGGATGGAAGAAATGTAGTTTAAAACACAAGATCGGGCCTCAGGATAAATATTGCAACCATCACCCTGAATGTAAAGAAATATGGAAGACAGGGAAGAAAATAAATAAGTATATTGGGTATGATGCAGGAGAAGTGAGAAGAAAGGAACATGCATTTGCTATTGATTTACAAGACAAGAAATATAAGAAAATTTATGCATTGATTGATTGGGATTGGTACAGAGAGGATTGTATTAAGGCTATACAGGAGGAAGGACTTGAACTTCCAGGAAAGAGCAGCTGTTTCTTTTGCCCATCTATGAAAAAGACCGAAATCAAGGCGCTAAGACGGGACTATCCGGAATTATTTAATAGGGCAATCACAATAGAGGACAATGCGCAGAACCAGCTTATTAAAGTAAAAGGACTTGGAAGGAGTTTTGCATGGAAAAACTACATGGAATGGGAAGATAGCCAGATCAGTATGTGCCAATTTTATGAGGAAAACGAAATCCCTTGTAGTTGCTATGATGGTTAAACTGAGATTTAGGAGGTAAATAGTTATGCAGAAAATAGAAAGAGACGATATCATCATCAGAAAAGGGATCATACATATCCTTGACAGCCATAACGGATATCTTGGCTTGTCTAATGACCTGCTGGATATGGGGCCGGACTTAATGGAGTTTATTCGGGGGCACATCTTTAAGATCCTTGACAGCGACGACACAAAGAAGTGTCAGTTTGACGGTAGTATTTCCCCGATCCCGGCGTTGCTGGAAGAAATGCAGGAAAAGGAAGACGATAGCTTTATAGAGGCCAGCCGGGTGCTTGCCGAGAGCCTATTTGACATCATGTGCGACAGTATCACCATCCCGGCGGCGGATCTAGTCGTGGTCAGTTTCCAGTTGCATAGTGTCGTATACCTGGCAATGCTCAAGATGAACTATAAGGAGACATACGTACATAAAGAGGCAGAGAATGAAGTCAACGACATCGTGAAACAACGGATCATGCCATTAGGCGGGGCGAAGCTCACAGAAGCCGTCATCGTAGATCTTCTGGAATATAACGTACAGCTGGTAGAAAAGAAATATGAGATGCTCGCAGGGGATAAGATCAATTACATATCAGAGCGGTTCCTCAAGTGCCATGCAGATATGGCGCCCAAGAAAAAGTTCCAGATCCTGAACAAAGTCATTACAGACATCAACAACCGTTATGAAAATGAGCCTTTAAAGAACCGCCTGGATGCAAAAAGCAAGCTGAGAGAAGAATTTGCTGAAAAGAATGAGTTCCGTATCAATGAGATCGGTGACCGGATCTTTGGAGGCGATGCAGAAAAGAAGCAGCTATTTGATGACCGGATGGAGCGGTATGACATGCAGTATGACAAGTTCACTGTTGGAAAAGAGAATACGGTCAAGGGATTAGAATATATCACCGTGGAGACGGATACCGGAATCGAGATCAAGATACCAATCGAGGAATATATCACTAAAGAGAATGTAGAGATCGTAGAAGAACCGGGCGGAGGGAGTACGGTTGTTATCAGAAACATTGAACAGGCAAAGATTAAATAGGGAGGGACCGGTGTGACAAAGAAGAAACTTAAGCAGCACGGCGCACTCAAAAGGGAAATAGATCTAATCGACAAAAAACTGGACCAGCTCTATGACAGACAGAAGAATATACCAACGGTCTTGGGCAAAGTAAAAGGATCAAGCCCTGAGTTTCCATACATAGAGACACGACCAACTGTATACATGGATGAACCGGGGGAATCAGACCAAATAAAAAAACTAATTCGGATGAAAACATCACGGAAGATCACGGCTATGGGTGCTGTGTTAGAGATAGAAGAGTTCATTGCGGCTATACCAGACAGTACAGCCCGGCAGATATTTGAGATGACTTTCCTGGAAGAAAAGAAACAGCAGGAAGTTGCGGATCAAGTGGGGTACAGTCGTAGCCGTATTTCACAGATAATTAGCGAATATTTGAAAGATTAACACAATTAACACAATGGGAGTGATATAATTATAATAGAGCAACTAGAATAACTATAGCAGTTATTTTTCTTGCACTCCTCTTAAGCTTTTTTACGGGGCGTCACGGCGGCGCCCCTGATAAACCAAAACGCAAGGCATATTGAAACCTCTATAATTATTTTGTTTTCCCCGGTATCTTTATGATATCGGGGTTTTTAGGTACTATAATTGCCCACAATGCCCGTACAAGTGTTTGTATAATAAAGAAAAAGGGTGAAATAATAAAAATGTCAAATATTACGTTTGTTTTAAAATACATTCAATATGACAACTTTTTGTTGTGATTTGACGATAATCTAGTATAATAAAAGTATGAATTGTTATACAACATATTGTGATAGCAGTTTATAAAGGAGGATGGAAGATATGGCAAGGGTATTGGATGTAGCAAAGTATATCTTGCACAAAAAAGGGCCTATGACAACGATGAAACTAGAGAAGCTCACATATTATTGCCAGGCATGGTCATTAGCTTGGGATGATGTACCGTTATTTGATGAAGAGTTTGAAGCATGGGCAAATGGTCCAGTTTGTCCCCAATTATTTGAAAAACATAGAGGAATGTTTGTGGTAGACGAAGACATATTTACGGATAGTGGATCTATACAAAATGTATTTTCAGAAGATGAACTGGAAACTATGGATAACGTGTTAGAATATTATGGAGATAAAGAACCACAGTGGCTTAGCGAGCTTACGCATAAAGAGGCTCCTTGGAAGATAGCAAGAGCAGGATGTGCGCCAGGGGCATATTGTAATGAAGTAATTACAAAGGAAAGCATGCAAAGTTACTATGGAGGTCTTTAGCAAGTGTCAAAGAACAAAAAGAAGAAGGTAAAAGTTTCTGAAAAACCGAAAGGGATTAAAGAAGCAAGAAATACTGAGAATCCTGAAAGTTATTATGATAAAACACCTAAATGGGTCTTCAAGGATATGGATGTAGAGCATGAAAGATGGAGTTTGCAGAAATGCGACAACATTTATCCTTACATTATTGAAAAGATGAAAGATTATGAAGGGATGACTTGGGGAGAAATCATAAAGGCAACCGGAGGAAGAAGAACAGGAAATAATAATCATTTTGAAAACGTCGACGAATTTATCAAGGAAGCCCAGGAAAGATGGATAGAGCTAAAACTTGAGGAGTATTCGGAGGCGTTTTCGCTTCGATTGACAGGAACGCATAGGTTGTATGGGATATTGGAGGATGGAACTTTTCGTGTAATATGGTATGATGAGGATCACGAAATATACAAATCAGCAAAACGACATACATAATTTACGAAGCACCCATTTGTAGGTGCTTTTTTTGATACAAAATTTAGGACATCTAGCTCATATGGTAGAGCAACGGCCTTTTAAGCCGCAGGTACAGGGTTCGATTCCCTGGGTGTCCATTCTTGCAACTGCAAACCGCAATGGGTCTTCTGCATTCTATCCTATACAAAAACACATATTCTAAGAATGCAGGCGTGGAGCGACCACGATAAAAACAACCGTCAGAGCGGAGAACAGAGACGTAAAACAAACTTGCTGTGTCCGGCATGGCACACAAAAGACATTGCTACGGGCTTAGCCCGTATGGAGAGCCTGGAGGCGTGGTGGAGGTTCGATCCCTTCATTCTCCGTTATTTACAGATAGATAGGAAGGTGGTGTTGTGGCGAATGAAGAAAACTTAAAAGGGAAGGGCTTTGACAGTCGAAGCACGAGCGAACTACGAGAAATAGCCAAGAAAGGTGGAAGGGCATCAGGAGAGGCCAGGAGAAAAAAAGCAGATCTTAGAAGGACATTAAATGCCTTGTTAACTGCCAAAGTAGATAATCCGGAACTTGCGCCAATATTAGATGGACTAGGACTGGAAAATACTCTTGAATCCGCCGTAACAGCCGCACTAATCAAAAATGCGATGACTGGAAACGTAAAAGCCTTTGAAGCGATCAGGGACACAATCGGGCAAACAACAAAGTCTGATCTGGATATAGAAGAACAACAGATTAAGATAGATAGAGATAAAAGAGCCAGGGACCAAGAGGCTGGAAATACAGACAATACAGAAGGCATCCAATCCTTCTTGAAAGCCATGAGGCCGACACAAGAAGAAATGGATACTTTATTTAACGAAGAGGATGGTGTTGACGATGCCAAAGAAACAGAAGAAAGCAGCGGAATTTAGATTCAAACCATTCTCAAGTCAACAGAAAAGACTTATAAACTGGTGGCGTCCAGTGACAAGGACATCAGAAAACGATTTTGTCATAGCGGATGGATCTATCAGGTCGGGGAAAACGATTGCATGTATCTGCGGGTTTTTGATCTGGTCCCAGGAGATGTTTTCCGGGGAGAGTTTTATTCTGGCAGGAAAGACCATGGGAGCATTGAAAAAGAATGTTGTAAAACCAATGCAACAGATCTTAGAAGCATGGGGGTGGCCATATGAATACATCCGGTCTGGATCGGATGCGCATATAGAGATTGGCGATAATACTTACTACCTGTACGGGGCGAATACAGAGGCCAGCCAGGATGCCTTGCAGGGCCTGACTGCTGCCGGAGCATATGCAGATGAAGCAGCTTTATTTCCGAAGTCATTTATTGATCAGATGATAGGCCGGTGCTCTATTGATGGATCAAAGGTATGGATGAACTGCAATCCGGAGGGGCCGCATCATTATATCAATGAAGAGTTCATAAAAGCAGCCGCAGAGAAAGACAGCAAGAAAAAGGTATATCATCTGCATTTCACGATGGAGGATAACCTTACATTATCGCAAAGTAAAAAGGATTTTTATAAAAATGCGTGGCCTCTTGGCAGTGTTTTTTACAAGCGGTTTATCCTTGGAAAATGGGTGGCGGCGGATGGCCTTATCTATCAGCAATTTGCAGATCATGTAGATGAATACCTGATTACGGAAGAATGGCTCAGGGATAATCAAATTATACATGCAATCATTGGAGTTGATTTCGGAGGTACGAAGTCAGCTCATTCTTTTACCTTGACAGGATTTACAAAGGGATACAGACAGATGGTTGTGCTTGATGAGTATTACTGCAAGAAGAGGATAAATCCAAAACAGTTAGAAAATGATTTTATAGACTTTGTAAAGAGGGCACAGAGCAGATACAAAGTCCACGAAGCATATTGTGACAGCGCAGAACAGACGCTGATCAGTGGTCTAGAAGCAGCGATAATCAGGGAACGGGTGGCAATAGATATTAAGAATGCGATCAAAGGGCCAATCAATGACCGGATTGCCTTTTACAATTCCATGATTGCGCAGGGCAGATGGAAGATTATGAAACACTGCACGCATATTAAAGAAGCGTTTGAGGAGGCTGTTTATGATGACAGCAAGCCTAATCAGGATGTACGTCTTGATGATGGTCAAATGAACGTAGACAGCCTTGATAGTACGGAGTACAGCACAGAAACTATTATGAGCGACATTATGTATATAGTAGCATAAAGGCAGGTGATGAAATGAGAGATATTGTAAGTGAGTTCTTAAAAACAAGTGGATATGTGCTACAAGCAGATAAGACGCTAGGACATCTATCAGAGTGGGAAGACTGGTACCAGGGATACGTTAAGAAATTTCATCGGTATAATGTTTATAATGGAGTGAAAACAGTTGGTAAGGATCGCATGTCAATGCAGATGGCAAAGAGGATCTGCGAGGACTGGGCTAATCTATTGTTGAATGAAAAGGTCACGATCACCACAGAAAGTGAATTTTCCGTATCCCTTAACCAGATATTTGAAAATAACAACTTCCTGGTTAAAGGGAACCAATTGATTGAGATGATGTTTGCTTTTGGCACTGCGGCCTTTGTGGAATATCTTGATCAGGATGAACAAGTAGTTATTGATTACATCAGAGCGGAAATGATACGACCAATCGCACATGACAATGGAATTATCACAGAATGCGCCTTTGCAAGCCCTGTTGTCGTATCCGGGGAGAAAGCATTTTATATCCAGATACATAAGAAGGATGGGACACAATATGTAATTGAGAACCACTATATTTGTTCTGAATCCGGAAAGGAATTAGACCTTCCGGATGACATAGAGGAAACTGTATTAACAGGTTATGATAAGCCATTGTTCCAGATTATCACGCCAAACATAATTAATAATATTGACTTTGACAGCCCAATGGGTGTGAGCTGCTTTGCAAACGGCATTGATCAGCTAAAAGCAGTTGATCTGGTATATGATTCTTACTGTAATGAGTTTCGACTTGGGAAGAAAAGGATTATTGTTCCTACGACTTTCGCAAAGATCCAGATGCAAGAAGACGGGACGGTGAATCCCATTTTTGATCCGAACGATACAGAGTTTTATTCTTATCAGACGAATGACACAGATCCAAAATCAATAAAGGAAATCAACATGTCATTGAGGGCTGCAGAGCATGAACAAGCCTTACAGCGAATGCTTGACCTTCTGAGCATGAAATGTGGGCTTGGAAACGATAGATACCGTTTTGAAAACGGAACGGCGAAGACAGCAACCGAAGTTATTTCAGAGAAGTCAGAGCTGTATCAAAATCTGATGAAACATGAAATAGTCATAAAGGATGCATTAATCCGCATGGTAAACGCTATCGCTTTTCTGTCCGGTGCTGGAGATCAGGACGTTTCTATTGAATTTGATGACAGCATTATAACCGATAAAGAATCACAGAGACAGCAAGACCGTCAAGACCTAGCTGCAGGCATTATGGCTCCAGAAGAGTATCGGGCTAAATGGTATGGGGAATCAAGAGAAGAGGCTTTGAAGAATCTTCCGCAACAAGCTCAGATCATTGAATAGGTGGTGATAGCTTATGAATCGAGAGTATTCAGAGCGATTGTCACATGGGGCAGAAAAAAGGTTTCTTGATCTGGAAGAACGAATATTAAGGGATATTGTACGCCGGATAAAGAAAACTGGAGAAATCACCAGTACTGCCGACTGGCAACTTACGAAGTACCATTTACTTGGAAACTCTACAGAGCAGATAGAAAAGGAAATAAAAAAGTGCCTTGATGACAGCTATGCAATGACTTTTGAGGCATATGATAATGTAATAAACAGTCAATATGTGAGGTATAAATCCCTATATGAGCAGGTCAATCAGGAATTTATACCATTTGACAAAAATTTAGAGTTGCAACAGTTAGTAGAAGGATTCCAGCGGCAAAGCAATACAGACTTATTCAACATTACAAAATCGTTAGGTTTCATGATGCCGGATGCCTGGACAGGGAAACTGCATTTTACATCTGTTGCACAGACCTATAACAATATTCTCGATGCAGCCATGATGGATATTGCGTCAGGGGTATTCGATTATGAATCCACAATCAGAAAAACCGTAACACAGTTAACGAATAGTGGTCTGAGAACCGTTCATTATGCACAGACTGGATGGTCCAACCGGGTAGATGTAGCAGCTAGAAGAGCTATCATGACCGGAATCTCACAACTATCTGGGAAAATGGCAGATATGAATGCCGAGAAGCTTGGAACGGATCACTTTGAAGTAGATTGGCACGGAGGGGCAAGGCCAGAACATAGAATCTGGCAAGGCAAGGTGTGGACAAAAGAACAGCTTGTGACTGTCTGCGGGCTATATACTGTGACTGGATTGCTTGGTGCAAACTGCTATCATATGTATTATCCATTTGTTCCCGGTATTTCGGTAAGGAGCTGGACAGATGAATGGCTGAACAGCAAAAATAAAGAAGAGGATGTTCCGAAGGAATACGGCGGAAAGCAATATACTACATACCAGGCAACGCAGAAGCAAAGGAAAATGGAAACAGCCATGCGTGCTCAGCGTGAAAAAATAACATTGTTGAAAGAAGCGGGTACAGACAAAGAAAAGATACTGGATGACCAGATCAGATACAATAATCAGCTTTATGAATATACGAAGTTCTCTAATAAAATGGGGCTAAGGCAACAAAGACAGAGAATTTATTCTGATATGAAAGGTCGGGTTCTCCCTCGGGATAATTCCATTGTGAAGTACCAAAAAATCAGGTACAATAAAGATGGAATCATCATTACAACAGACGACTGGACAAAGAAAGAACATGTTAAAATCCCTGGAAAGTATAGGCAGAATGCTGTTATCGAAACCATGGAAGAGAAGTCTGGAGTAAAATACAAGAATCGAACAATCTATGACCGAAAAGGCCATATGGTCAAACAGATTCATTCCGGAAATCACGGAAATGAAAAAATTCATAATTATGGCGAAAACGGAGAACATGTCCATATATACAGATGGGAAAAAGGAAGGATTAAGAAGCGATACACCAGAGAGATGAACCAAATTGAAAGGAAGGAGCATGGTGATCTGTCATGAAAAGGTCAGAGTTAAAAAAACAGATACTTGAACTGACGCAGGACATTACATTTGAGTACAACGGGAAATTTGCGTGTATCAATCCATGGTCCGTGGATAAATTTCAAGTAGGATTTGGTAATGTAGCAAAGACATATACAGATATAAACGATTTGATGAATGATCCATTCTATGACGGAAATTCATTAACGGAAATTTGTGATACATTACAGATTGAATTAGTTTAATACCGCCAGTCAATAATGGACCGGCGGTATTTTTACGCCGATTTTTAAGGAAAGGAGCGCAAACAATTGAAAACAAGAAATAGAAAAGAATGGTGATCCGGTATCTCCCAGCAGCAGGGTTAAGCTGCATCGACACGCTAAGGCGTGTTATTTTTATGTCCAAACGTAGTTATGACCTAAAACTGTCTACGGTAGTTGACGAACAGTAAACGGAGGTAAAAAAAATGAGAAAAAATGAATTAATGAAAGAAAAAATGGAAACACGGAAGTTTCCTATGAACTTGCAGTTTTTTGCAGAAAGCGGTGATGCAGGGGACGATGGTGATGCCGGCAGTGATGGTGACGACCAGGACGACGATGAAGCGGACGAAAACGGAGATGAAGAGGCGAAGTTTACACAAGCTGATATTGATAAGGCGATCAAAAAACGTCTGGAAAGAGAGCGTAGAAAGTGGGAACGAAAGCAGTCTTTAGAAAAAAAGGATGATAATGAATCCGATAAAAACGAATCAAAAGATGATGACGCTGTAAAACAAGCGGAAGTCAGGGCACAGAAAGCAGAGATGAAGATCTTATGCTACGAGCATGACATTTCAAAAGATTGCGTAGATGATGTAATCGCTCTGGCACACTCGTATCTTGATGATGACACAGACATAGAGGATGCAATTGAAAAGGTAGTGAAAAAGTACCCTCATTTTACAAAGTCATCAGAAAACGAGGAAGATAAGGAACCGAAAAAAGCATGGGGACAGAGACAGACGAAAAAAGCGAAAGAAAAGACTTCTGGAGTTGAGGCTGCATTTCTGAAAAAGAACCCAGGCTTAAAGATTGATTAAGAAAAGGAAGGTATAAAATGGCACATGAATCACAAGTGCGTTATTCTGCACTGGTAGACGCAAAATTGCGACAGACGCTCGTAACAAGAGACAATTACATTTTTAACAACAATTATGAAGGAAATCCAAAGGCAGGAAAAGTAAAGATTCCTGTTAGAGATACGGAAGTAAAAGTAAAAGACTATAATAAGGAAACCGGAATAAAAATTGAAACCGGAAGTACTTCTTATGCGGATTTAAACATTGACAGAGATAAAGCAGTAAATGAACTGATTGATGGCTTTGATGCTGCATCTGTTCCTGACAATTTGACAGCTGATCGTTTAGATTCTGCGGGGTATTCACTTGCACTTGAGATGGACGCAGATTCAATTGGTTGTCTCGAAACAACAAGTGGGACAAAGGTCACAGAAACTAAGACGGCAGCGACTGAGAAAACAGCATATCAGGAAATATTAAAGGCTAAAGCATACCTTGGAAGAAAAGGCGTCCCATCGGATGGAAGATGGCTAATTGTCTCCCCAGAATTTCAGTCAGTTTTGATGTTAGACGACCATTTTATTCGGCAGGGAGATTTATCTCAGGAAATGAAAAATGCTGGAGCAGTAGGATCAGTAGCGGGGTTCGCTGTATTTGAATCAAATAATTTGTTGTATGAGGACACAGAAACCACTGGAGGAAAGGTCACCACGACTGAATTTATCGCAGGACATCCAAACTGGTGTCATAGAGTAGACGAATGGGCCGTAGAGGTTCATTTACAGGATCTTTCTGGTTCTGGAACTTTCATTGGTGCATCTGCGGTCCAGGGGCGAAAGATTTGGGGAAGAATGATTTCAAAACCAGAGACGGTTTATATCAAACGTACAGAAACAGAGGCATCTCGATAGGAGGTGTATCATGGTTGCATTTGTAACATATGATTTCTACAAGACGAGTTTTGCAGGATCAGCCATACCGGAGGAAATATTTTCACGGTATGCGCTTTCTGCATCTATGGAAATCAGAAACAATAGTTTGGGGCGGATACAATCACTGATTCCCAAATGGGCTGATGATATTCAAATAACGGCTTGCCAGGTAGCGGAGATTTTACATGAAAAAGAAGAAATGAACTTTAATGTGAAATCAGAAACAAATGATGGAGATTCTATAACATACAATGACACAAGAAATTTCAGTGAAGAAATAAAAGAGTGTATAGAAAAAAATTTGTGGATGACCGGGCTTCTTTATCAAGGTGGTGTGCGATGTGATCATAAATTCAGACTTGACAATTTACAATAAAAAATATGACCCTGAAAGCCGAATGGATACCTGGTACAAAACATATATACCGGAGTGTCACTGGAAAGTTGACAATAAGGTTGTGCAGGACGACAATGGACTGAGAAATCAGGATATGTTCAAAATACGTATCCCTGGGAAATATGAATTGTGCTACATGGATGCCGCGATATACAAAGATATGGAGGGCGCATCTGACGTATGGACAATACAAAAGGATGACTATGTGATTCAGGGAAAAGGCCCTGACATAGTAAAACCTTCTGATTTGCCTAACAGAAGCTGCCGGATTACAAGCTGGTCAGATAACCGTGCAAATACAACAATTCCACATTTCAGGATCGGGGGCGAGTAGATGGCACAACAGAAAAAGTTTGTGGTAAAGACGCCACGTGGACAGATCTACACGCAGAAGACATCAGGAGGAACAGTAATGGCAAAACTGGAATGGGCCGGAGGTATGGCGCCTCGGATTGAAGGGAATCTATCAAAAGCGCAATGTTTCGTTGACAGCGAGGTGTTAAGGCTTTCCGATCCTCTAACGCCACGCTTGACTGGTGCATTAATTAAAAGCGGAACCCTTTGCACGGTCATCGGCTCCGGAGAAGTATCCTACAATGCTCCATATGCCCGCAGGCAGTATTATGAGCATAGCGGGCAAGGGCTGCGTGGGCCAAAGTGGTTTGAACGCATGAAAGCAGCAAATAAAGACAAGATACTGGAAGGAGCTGAGAAGGTTGCCAGGGGAGGCTAAAAAGTTGATTGAGGCGGTCCGGGATTTTATTCTTACGTGCCCAATCTTGAAAGAGGGTCATGTAAGGGTAGATTATACCGGGGCGGAAATTGGATACTCCATTGATCCACTGCCGGTTGATCCGGTAATAAAAACCTACGTGGATGGAGGTTCCAAGCGGCAATATGCCTTTGCATTTAGCACAAAGGAGCGCTTCACAGGGGACGAGCGAGAAGCCATAGAAAATAGTGGATTTCTTGCAGATTTCACGGAATGGATTGAGGCACAGAACAGAGAAGGGAATTTCCCTGAATTAAATGACAACAAAAAAAATATAAGCGACATTGAAGTTACAAACAGCGGGTTTCTATTCGGCATGGAGCCGGATTATGCCAGCTATCAGATTCAATGTCGCTTTCTTTACACCCAGGAGGTATAAGAATGGAGAAAGCAAAATTAGTAAGAAGAAGCCAGCGGGTGGCCTTTTATGGCGTTCCTGCGGTAGATGGAGATGGGGAGGTAACGCAGTTTGACCGGATGCAGCACTTTACTTCTCTTACAGAATCAAAGAATCCGGTCACTTATGAGCGGCAGTACGTAGATAAAGACAGCCAGGACAGCGATGTAACCGGGTACGGAACAGCCCTTGAATATGGCTTTGATCATCACCAGGGCGATCCGGTATTAAAAGATCTGGCAACCGTACAGGACGATGAACAGAAGGGCGAAACACGAGAAATCGTAGTTGTCGACTTTTTTGACAAAGGAGAAGCAAAAGCAGATGATGAGTATGTTGCAAGAAAAAGAACTTATTCTATCCTGCCAGACAGCTCCGGAGATGGTACAGATGCACTGCAATACTCTGGCAGTTTTGCAGTCAAGGATAATATTATAAAAGGATATGCAAAGGTAGCGGAAGACCAGAAAAGCTGCACTTTCTTAGCTGCACCTACTTCCAAACCCTGAAACGGCCCCAGAACCAGAGGGGCCTACCGAAACAGTAAATGAAGAAATGAAGGAGATTGAGCCATGAGCCGGGAAAAAGACAACATCCGTATTTGGGAGATTAACGGAAATGAATTTGAATTTGATTTAGCAGATGCCGACGTATTAGAAAAAATGATGAAGACATTTGAAACAGTGGATAAAGAACAGAAGGAATTGGAGAAAGTCGGGGCAACAGTGGAGTTTGTAAGAAACTATTGTAACGTCTATTATCGCATGTTTGACAGTCTGTTCGGACCGGGGACCGGGAACAAGATATTCAATGGGAAACATAATATAAGGGTATGTGAAGAAATCGCAGATGACTTTGTTGGCTTTACAATCAGGCAGGTAAAGATGATAAATCAGAGACGAATCGCAAAGAACCAGAAATATTATCCAGGTAAACACAAGAAAAACAATAGTAAATATCGTGGCAACTAGAGATGAACCCTCTATATGAAAAATTTCCAGAGCATGTATTGATTTCCGGGAGAAGGTATAAAATAGTGACCGATTTTAGAGAGTATATCAAGTTGATAGATTTACTCCGGGATGATGAGGTAGACACAATGGAAAAGGCAGAGCTAATACTGATGTGGTTTATAGATCCTCCTCAAGCCAACTTCCATGACTGCCTAAAAGCCCTCTCTATCTTTATGACAGATTACAGGGGAGAAGAGAATCATGCAGATACCGAAAGTGATACAAAAGAAAGCAAGAGACAAGAAAAACAGGTGCTGTCCTACACGCAGGACGCACCTTTTATATTATCAGGCTTTCTGGAATGTTATGGCATTGATCTAACAACGGTAAAATATATGCACTGGTGGAAGTTCCGCATGTTGATTGACGGTATGAACGAAGAGTGTGAACTAAAAAAACGAATGAATTACCGTAGTATTGATGCTGGAAAAATTAAAGACAAGGCAGAAAGAGAAAGGATCATGAAGATCCAGAGGCAGATTGCAATAACAGAAAATAGTGCGACAGATGAAGACATCGGTGACGCCTTTGGAAATATGATGTGGTGATATGGGGATAAAGGAGAAAATACCATTTGCAAGAGAGTGGTACGTTTGCCCGCACTGCCACGCACACCTAATAATTTATGACAATACCGCAGAAAGCAGCGGTGTTTTTTTGAAGTGTAAAAAGTGTGGGAAAGAAGTTGAAATAAAGATTAATGAAGGAAGACAGGTGATGCATTAGAGAGCCATTGAGCCGTGCAGTTGTCCGAAAGGAGAGATAACGCATGGGGTACGATGGCGGTTTAAAATTTAATACAAAGATAGATGAGGCGGGTTTTAATGCAGGTATAAGCAAGCTGGGCGGAATTGCAAAAAAAGGACTTGCCGTAACGGCGGGAGCGATTGCTGGCGTAACCGCTGCTTTCGGCGTAATGACAAAACAATCTCTTGATTCTGTATCTGATCTTGAGCAGAATATCGGTGGAGTGGAAACTCTTTTTAAGGATAGCGCGAAAACGGTTATTAAGAATGCGAATAATGCATTTAAGACAGCGGGTATGAGCGCAAATGAGTACATGAAAAATGTAACAAGTTTTTCTGCATCATTGTTACAAAGCACATCTGGAAATACTCAAAAGGCTGCAAAAGTCGCAGATATGGCTATGATTGACATGTCTGATAATGCAAATAAAATGGGTACAGCAATGGTGGATATCCAAAATGCGTACCAGGGATTTGCAAAGCAGAATTATACCATGCTTGATAATTTGAAGCTTGGATATGGCGGCACGAAGACAGAGATGGAGCGCCTGTTATCGGATGCATCTAAGTTATCCGGGGTTAAGTATGACATAAGCAATCTGAAAGACGTCTATGAAGCGATCCATGTCATTCAAGGCGATTTGGGTATTACCGGAACAACGGCAAAAGAGGCAGCAACAACGATTGAAGGATCAATGAATGCAGCTAAGGCGGCATATGACAACTTTTTGAATGGCTCTGGGTCTGCTAAGGATTTTGCGGATGCTCTTGCAACCGCCGCAGTTAATATAGGAAAAAATCTTGGAGAGATTATTCCCAGGCTTGCTGAGACGATACCGGAAGTCTTAAATGCATTATGGCAGGCATTTCAAGGTGGTGGGGACCGCTTTCTTAAAGCTGGAGCGGATATTATAGCCAATATTACAACTGGCTTGCTTTCTAAATTTCCGTCACTTATTACAAGCGCAATTTCTTTCATTCCTATGATTGCGAGTGCGATCAGTTCACATGCGCCGGAGATTACACAATCCGCAGTTTCTATCATAACGAGCATAGCTAATGGAATAACTCAGAGCATACCGAAGATCCTGAAATCAATTGCTCCAATAGCTGCGTCAATCGGACAAGGAATTATGCAGGCTGCGCCAGCGCTTATGAGTGCAGGAATGCAGATCATACAGCAGGTGGGAGATTCTATTTCGCAATATGCTCCAACTTTGATACCAAAGGCACTGGAAATGATCGGACAGCTGGCGATGGGCCTTATTCAAAATCTGCCACAGCTGATCAGTACAGGAATACAGATCATCACAGCGATTGCGCAGGGGATTATAAACTCAATACCGCAGCTGATCACATACGTTCCGCAGATTATAAACGGCTTATGTGCTGCCTTGGACACAGGATTAATGCAATTACTTGCGGCTGGGGCAAAGATAATAGTGAATCTTGTTCAGGGGATCATACAAGCAATTCCGCAGCTGATTGCGGCACTTCCACAAATTGTACTTGCAATCATTAATGTCTTTACTCACATAAACCTTTTAAGCGCCGGAAAGGCTCTGATAACAAGTCTGAAAAATGGAATTGTTTCCGCAAAAGGTAGTGTGGTATCTGCCTTTAATAGCTTGGTGAAAAGTTTATGGACAAAGATCACAACGACAAACTGGCTTTCTGTCGGTAAAAATCTTGTATCTAAAATTGCTTCTGGAATTTCGATGTTTGTCAGTAAAGCAACTTTAAACGCACAACTTCTGGCCAGGGCGATAATGCAGAATATCACAAAAATAAACTGGCTGTCTGTCGGGAAACAAATCGTACAAAAGATTGCTTCTGGACTTATAAGTCTTGCGGGGAAAATGGCAAGCACCGCCAAAAGTCTGGCTAATAAAGCAGCAACGGCATTCAGAAACATTAAATGGGCAGACGTTGGAAGGAACATCATAAAGGGGATCATAGGAGGAATTGGTTCGGCTGCAGGCGCATTATTCAATAAACTTAAAGATGTTGCAGGAAATGCTTTAAAATCTGCAAAGAAATCTCTTGGAATCAAGTCACCATCTAGGGTATTTAAGAAAGAAGTCGGAAAGCACATTGTGACCGGTATTATTTCCGGTATAAATGCTGAACAGAAGAATCTAAAAAAGACAATGGAAAGTCTCTGCAATGCTGCTATAAAGTCCGCAAAATCGGCAAGCAAAAAGGGTAACTTCTCAGAGATAGGGAAAACCTTTGTCGAGAACTTGTCAAATTCTATGGATTCTCAGGTGGAGAAGACTACAACAGCCGGAAAGAATCTGATCAATACTCAGATAAAAAAGGGTAGCGATAAAGAAAGTAAGAAATATGATAAGAAAATTGCTAGTCTAAACAAGCAGATCAAAAAGGCAAAAAAAGACAAGAAAAGCACAAAAGATCTTGAAAAAGAGCTTAAAAAAACCAAGGCGAAAAAGAAAGCAATGACAAGCTCTTACACGAACCTTGGAAAAGCAATGATTACGGCTTATACAAACTCAGTAAAGAAGCAGGCGGCAGCGATTGTAAAAGAAGCTGAAAAAACTATCGAAGAACTTTCAGAAAAGTTCCAAGAAAAGTATAACGACATCATGCAAAAGCAGAGTGATATGGTGTCAAAGATGCGTGATACAGGCAGCCTATACGATCTGGATGGCAATATTGAAGCTATTGAAAATTACCAAAACCGGATCAAATCCCTGAAAGGCAAAATTCCGGATTCATTAATGGATGAAATCCTGGGAATGGGCGTTTCCGATGCAAATGATTACATGGAATACCTGCAATCTCTTGATCCGAAACAATTCAATGATTATATAAATAAATGGAATAAGATTTATAATGGCTCTGAATCTTTTGGAGAGAGCTTCTTTAAAAGTGACCTGGATAAACTTCAAGAGGACTACCAGAAAGAACTAAATACAAATCTGAACGCACTAAAGAAGAAGGTGAATCAGATTGGTAAGGACACTATGGCTGGATTTACGTCCGGCATGAAGTCACAGACAAAAAATATGTCCAAAGCAGTTAAGCAGATGTGCAATCAGATCATTAAGGACATGAAGAAACAGCTGAAAATTAAATCCCCGTCCCGGGTAGTAAGAGACAAGGTAGGAAAATATCTTCCGCTTGGTCTTAGCTCTGCCTTTTCTAAATACATGCCGGCAGCTACGGTGCAGATCGAAAAAGAAATTAATACCTCCCTTGCTGCTATGCGTGCAAAAGTGGAAAGTGTAGAGTATCCTACACCGGATGTCCCGTCCTACACCGGGCCATCGGGCGGTGCACAAGTGGTTGTTTTAGAAGATAGCCGTCCGGTTCAGGTAAACGCAGAGATAACCGGTACAGTTGAATTGGATGGAAAAACAACAGGAAAGCTTATAGCTCCGCATGTAAGTAAAGAGCTTGGAAAAGAGCAAGGGAAAGTCGAAAGGAGAAATTGATGTTTGATGTTCAGATAGGAAAATATAGCCTGGCTGCCGAATGGGGCATGAGGCTGCTTACCCTGGAAGTTGGTTCACCGGAGGCAGATACAAAGTTTAAAGAGGTCCCTGGAAGAAACGGGGACCTTGATCTGACAGAGGTACAGACCGGATACACAACCTACAAAAACACAACAATGAAACTTACTTTCGATTTTGTAGATGGAGATTATGGCACTTGGCTCCGCAAGGGCAGTGAAATTTTTAATGCTTTGCATGGCAAAAGAGAAAAAGTGATTCTTGGAAATGAAAAGACTTTCTTCTATGAAGGAAGGGTAAAAATTGACACAGATAAAATAAACAAGAAATACAGCAAGGTTGAAATTGAAGTGAACCGTGATCCCTATAAATACGAAAAGTATTCTTCTACAGAAGATTGGCTGTGGGATGATTTTTCTTTTGAGGACGGGATCATAAGAGAATATAAAGACCTGGCTGTTTCTGGATCTCTTGAGCTGCATATACCAGGGCGATCTATGCCAGTGATCCCTGAATTTGACTGTAGTGTTTCGATGAGTGTGACACACAACAGAAAGACCTACAGTCTTCCTGCAGGAAAGAGCAAGGCGCCGGATCTTCTTTTAATAGAAGGAGATAATGTGCTGACCTTTACTGGGAACGGGACTGTGAGTGTAGAATATCGAGGAGGAAGTTTATAGTGTATAAGGTAAAATTAAATGACAAATATATCTATCACCCATGGGATAAAGATCTGCAGATCAGTGATCCCAAGTTAGATACAGAGCTGAATAAAAACGGCTCTTTTTCTTTTGTGATCTATCCAGACAATCCGATGTATAACAATTTAGAAAAGTTAAAATCAAAATTGCATATCATATGGTTCGATGATAATGGAAATGAGAAAGAGATCTTTAGATGCCGTATTTTGAATGAAGAAACAGACTTTGATGGAGAAAAAACAGTCACATGCGAGGGGGACCTCGCTTTTTTGTTAGACACAATCCAGCGGCCTTATTCTTCTACGGTTTCGCCGGCGGACCGGTTCAAGCAGCTTATTAATGCTCATAATTCACAGGTTGAGCCTGATAAGCAATTTCAGATTGGGAATATCACAATGACAGGTGATTCTGTAAAAGTAACAGAGAATAGTTATCCAGATACCAGGGCCGACATTGAAAATAAGTTGTTGAATGTCTATGGCGGATATATCAGGACGAGAGAGCAGAACGGGAAATACTATATTGACTATTTGAAAGATTATGAGGATAGAGAAGGGCAGTCGGTGCGATATGGAGAAAATATACTTGATATAACAAAGTATATAAAGGCCGAGGATATAAAAACTTGCATAATCCCTTTAGGAGCAACAAACAGCGCTACTGGTAAAGCAATCACGATAGCGAGCGTAAATAATGGAGTGGATTATCTCTACGATCAGTCAGCCGTGGATACTTTTGGGAAAATATACGGCACTGTTTCTTTTTCGGATGTTGAAAGCCCAAATACATTGAAACAGAAAGGACAGGAGCAAGTAGAAGCATTAAAGAACTTAATTGTTTCGATTGAACTTACCGCTGTCGATCTGAAAGACCTTGGTTACGATGTAAAAGAAATTTCTGTCGGAGATTTTATCCCGGTTGTATCCATGCCGCATGGAATTAATTCTTATATGCAGGTAAGCAAAAAAAGCCAGAATCTTAAAAAACCGGAGGATTCTAGTATTGTCCTTGGCTCTACAATTAAGACGCTTGTGGAAAGCCAAAATGTTTATAATTCAGGAATCCAAAATGTTATACCTGCAGTTAACAACGCCGTGAACACAGCAAATAACGCAGCAAACAAGGCTGAGCAAGTAAAGGTAGAGATGGACGCAGTTACAAATAAGATCTACCCGGTCGGCAGTATCTATATCTCTGTAAACAATGCGAATCCTGCGTCATTTTTCGGTGGCAGCTGGACAGCATTTGCAACAGGACGGACTATCGTGGGAGTAGATACAAGTCAGGGGGAGTTTAATTCGGTGGAGAAGCCTGGAGGAAACAAGGATGCGGCCGTGATCGCTCATATACACAGTGTAAATGCACAAAACACAATCAATGCAGGAGTGCACGATCACGATGCTTACGTGAGGAGTGGGGTGTTTGCTTCTGGCAATTCTACAGCAAGCAGCCTTGGATTTTCAGACAAAAATAACGGAAAAAGTACAAGTGCAATCATGGTAGATGGAAATCATTATCATAATGTTCCGGCGCATAATACTAACAGCACAGGTCAGAATGGCGCAGGGAAAAATCTGCCTCCTTATATAACTGTATATATGTGGAAAAGAATAGGATAGGAAGGAGCGAGTATGACAGTACAAGAAGCATTGCAGAACATTCTACATGCTGTTTTAGGAAAGGATGTAAGACAAAGCATCCATGACGGTATTGATACAATCAACAAGGAAAGCAAGGCAGATATGGAGGCCAAGCAGGCAGTCATAGATATATATACAGGAAAACAGGACTTGCTAGACAAAAAATATGATAACTTACTTGAAGAAATGTCACAAGCGAACCCTTCTGTTGCAGAAGTAGTAGATGCAAGACTGGCTGGAGACAGTACGCAGTATGCGAACTTAAAAGATCGCCTTGATGCGATTTACCGGGGGACAGAGATAGATCTTGATAGGTACAATTCGATTTCAGAATATATAGTCGAGCACTTGAATGACTTAAATGAAGCGGATGGCATTTTAGAAAATCTTAAGACAGTAGATAAAAGCAGTCTCGTAGCTGCTATAAATACTCTCGTTATTCGTTGTACAGAATTACAATCGACGATCAGCGATGTAAATACGGCGCTGCAAAACAAAACCTCTGACACAGGCTGGAAACCAATCATTGGAACAAATGCGTGTGGAATATATACAAAAAAACCGGAGATCGGAACAAGTATCATGTATAGAAAGAAAAATGGAATTGTGCATGTTTACGGCAACTATGGGATTGATCGAACATATGCAGGGGGAAGTTCTGCTGAGAACACAAATGTAAAAATATGTACGTTGCCTGCGGGATTCCGACCGAAATACGACATATATCATATAAACTCTGCGACAGGCGCTACAGTAGGAAGATACCTCTTCGGGTTCGATGGGACCGTAAAACTAGAATGGCTGAGGAAAATGGAAGATGCAACAGCGATAAAAGGAAGCGTTAGCTGGGCAGCAATCGCATTTTCATTTCCAGAAGATTAAAATTAGAAAGGGGACAAACATGTTAGAAACTAAAAGAAGCATCACGCTTACAGGAGAGATCAAGGTCCCGGATTCCGACCGCACGGTGGTATATTTGAATGCCACTGTGGCAGAAGACGGCGAGGGAGACAACGTAACGCAGAACATCCAAGACAGCAAGCTTTATGAAGCAAACAAAGAAGCGGTGCGGCAGGAGATCGAAGAGTTTACGCAGCAGTTTTATGCAGCACAGGACGCAAGAGCAACAGAGACGACAGAGCAGCAGTAGAGGGCCGAAGGGCCTTTTTATTTTGCAGACATAAGGAGAGGGAAGTGCTACAAGAAATCTTAGCAATATGCGGAGGTATCAGTATCATCGGCGGGGCCGGGGCAGTGATCTATAAGGTCGTGCACCCGGCCTTTAAATTCAAGAACCGAGTGGAAAAGTTGGAGGATCACTCGGTCAAAGACTATAAAAGGCTGGTCAATCTGGAGGAGATGCAGAAGCAGCAGAATAAATGCCTTGCTGCTATGCTGAACCATCAGATCACCGGAAACGGAATTGACAACATGAAGAAAATCAGAGATGAACTTTTAGAGAGTATCATCGACAAGTAGAAAGGAAGGTACAAATATGAGAGATTGGAAAAAGTGGGGACGTGCAGCGGGGATCAGAGCAGTGAAGACTGTTGCACAGACGGCAGTAGCAACGATAGGGACCACGGCGGCGCTGTCTTCTGTTGACTGGCGCATGGTATTATCCACAGCAGCATTGGCTGGTGTTATTTCCTTGCTGACTTCTGTGGCCGGGATTCCGGAGGAGGAATAAAGATGGGTATTAAATGGAAGAAAGTATGGGCTGATAAGCGGAACTATGGTGGCAGACGGAATCTTAAGGATATAGAGTATATCGTTCTGCATTACACGGCAAATGACGGTGATACGGCAGAAAACAACGGGAAATACTTTAGGAATAACGTGGTAAAGGCGTCTGCACACTGCTTTGTAGATGATAATATAGTAGTAAAGTCTGTACCGCTACGCAATATAGCCTGGGCAGTGGGCGGCAAATATGATCTTTCCGGAGCAGCAGGAAAGTTTTACGGAAAATGCACAAATGCGAACAGTATTTCAATAGAGATGTGTGACACAATCAGAGATGGAAAGGTCACTGTTTCCACTAAAACAAAAGCTATGACCATTGACCTTGTTAAATATTATATGAAAAAATATGGTGTCCCTGCATCTCATGTGATCCGCCACTGGGACGTGAACGGAAAGGAATGTCCCGCATATTGGGCTGGTACAGACAATTCAGGCTGGAATAGTTTTAAAAAGGCAATCGGCGGGCAAGCAGCAACAAAGAAGTACACAGCAGTAAAAAAGGATTCCGGCAAAAATGCAATTCGCTGGCTCCAGGGAAAACTAAATGATCTTACATCCGGGGCAGATATTGCAACAGACGGCATCTGGGGGCCTGCAACGCAGAAGAAATTAGAACAGTACTGGAAACAGCTTGGCTGGAAGAAAGGCAGCTATGCAGGAAAGAAGACCTGCACGGCGCTGTATAAAAATCGGAAAAAATAGCAGAAGAAAAGCCCCGGATTGCTCCGGGGCTTTTTTAAATAGCAGAATTAAATGTGAATAGCATTATTTTATACTTTAAATCCCAATATGGGTCTGCCGTTTATTTTATTATACTTTTCTCGCCCTTTATTGTCAATTACCACTTGTTGTTTTTGTCTAACAACAAGTGTCCAAGGCACTGAGTAAAATCCCCGGTCCAAGAAAGGACATTTTGATGGAATACTGCGCCAGGGAAAATAAGATCTAAAACGAAAGGCGGCTGAACCGGGAATAATTCTATTTTATTTGGCAGTGTCGGCTTTGCGAGTTCAAGCATCAGTTGCCATATTTTTTTTGCTTGCATTTTATTAGAAGCACCTGCGGTGGCTAACACAATGTCATCACCGACTTTGATTGTTGCAATATAAGCGCCCGGTTCAGTTGTCAAAAGCATTGTTGCACCGTCGAGCAGCTCAATAGGATTTCCTTCATCCGTGTTTTTTATCAAGTTTGTTAGATATTCGATTGTTTCCTCTTGCACCTCTTCCGTGCATGATACTCTATTATGTTGAGTGTTTATCGTATAATGATTTATTTTCATATGTTTTTCCCCTTTTTTAAAGTTGAAGTCCGTCCAGAAAATCGTTATGCGATTCTCTTGCAAACTCATTCATTTCCTTTTCGGCTTTGAAGCCGTCTAATATGTCATTATATAATTCGTCTTCGATTTTTTCTTCCGTCAAAGGGGAAGGTCGATCGCCAGTCTCCTCGTCAATCCCTAAAATCTGGTCAAGACAAGCGTCTATATCTCTCAAAGCTCTTTCTCTATCGAAACCAAGTTCTACTACTTCATTTAATAAATCTATTGTTTTCTTCATTTTAACATCCTCCTTAATGTTTGTTTAACTCGTTCCCTTTACTGTAACTATAGTATACCCTATAATTAGGGTAGCGTCAAGCGAATCTAATAATATTTTATTTTTTCCTCATCCGTAGGGATGACTTCTATAATATCCCCTGGCTGTAGTTTACACATAATACATATTTTATTTAAAGTTTCTAAAGTAATGCTTTTCCCGGCTTTTATATTCGTCATAGTTTGTTTAGGTAAAAGCTTTTCCTTCTGTAACCTAGTCTGATTATATCCACACTTTTTTAATGTTTCTAAAACATCTATTTTGTAATTAATCATGTCGTTCCTCCTTTTTATTTTGATTATACAATATAGAAGAGAAAAAAACAACTAATATTAGGGTAAAAAGGTATTGACATAACCCTAATAGTAGGGTATACTGTAATTACAGTAAAGGAAACGAGTTAATAAGGAGGAAATGAAGATGAAGAAATACAATTTATCAAAAATTATGAAAAGAGCATGGGTGCTGGTAAAAAGATTTAAAGAAACCATTTCCTCCGCATTAAAAAAAGCATGGAGGGAAGCAAAGATGATAGCATTAAGAGGATCAGAAAAACAGGTTGCATGGGCGAACGATATAAGAAATAAAGGACTTGAAATCTGCGAAGAATACGACTTTTCTTTTGCAAAAGAAAAATTTCAGTCCGAAGATTCTGCAAAATGGTTTATCGATGGATGGAGAGGCCTCACTAGAAATGGGTATAAGTTTGACATGATAGCCAATTTAATGGAACTTAATATTCAGGAGGAAACTAGGATAATCAGAGAAAAGACCGGAAAACCGATTGGGCACAGGGAGCAGATGCAAATCCTCAACTCCTACAGCGAGAAATATCGCGATATAGATTCAGAAGTAGATCACAAGTTAGATAAATTATGGATGGATAGTCAATATTTATGGGGCGGAAGTATTTCCGGTAAGTAAAGGAGGGAACGAAAATGAGATTTATAGATCTAAATCAGGAAATCGAATCTAGGGAAAAGGCGATTGCCCGACAAATTAAGGATGCTGGTCTTACAAAGGAACAGCTTAGGCAAGCCAGTCGGTTTAATTATTTTTATGATAAGTATTTTATTAGAGATAAGGGAAGCGTAGACGAAGATATAAAGGCAAAAAATGTATTTTGGGATATCGCAGAATCACAAATGTCCGGCTTCGACTATAACGAAGCCATGAGGATTGAGCGTCAAAAAGATGTCTTGGATGTACTTAAAGAAGTGCAGAGAGACAAAGGATTTCTGATGTACGGAAATGGGGGATTGTGTGGTACCTATTATACATTTTCTTCGTGCCAATTTAAAAATAAAAAAGAAACAATAATCTATACGTGGGATGCAGACCTAGACTGGGTACAGGATATGGAAATAGAGAATTTTTTGGAAGATAACGAAGACCTCAAAGAAGATGAGGTTTTCCAAAAAATGCTTACAACTATTTGAGCATCCACCCGCCCCGGAGGTTACGAAGGCAGAGAGTTTGAAGATTAGAACTATCAGCGATTCAAGCAATATGATAAAATAGAAGAAAATGACGGAGGTAAGAAAGATGATTAATATAGTAGAGAAAGCAAAAGCGATGGATCAGTTTAATAACAATCTCCCTGATGTGAAAATAGGGGGGGCAATAACCCTGGCTGAGATCTGGGACGGCACAGGAGAAGTGCCGGAAGATTCCTGGAGCATACAGCTCACCGATTCGAATTGGATCAATTACTGTTTTGACGTAATAGAGAAAAATAGTGATCCTCTTAATACGGTTGTGAGGATCTCTGACATAGAATTATTATAA